GATATGATAATGAAAGATACTAAAAAATCTTGTATGGTCTGTGGTGTAGAATTAACTGTGTTTGATAATTGGTATTATTCTAGGATGAAAACAAAAGAATATAATTGTATTCCTTGCCATGATATTAAAAGGCTAGAAAGAAAAATAAAAGAAAAAGGAATAACTCCTGCTAGGATAGCTAAGTTATTTCAAATGAAACATAAAAACGATTACAATAGAATTAAAAAAGGATATATATATGTTATTAATAATCCTTGTTGGGAAGGCTGGATAAAAGTAGGCATGGCTGTTGATGCTGAAAATAGATGTAAACAATTTCAAACTAGTAGTCCCTTTAGAGATTATAAATTATTCTATAAAAAATATTTTGAAGATAGAAAAACTGCAGAAAAAGAAATCCATAAGAAATTAAAAAATATTTCAGAACGGAGTGAAGGAGAGTGGTTTAAAGTTTCAGGTAAAGAAGCTGCTAACCTAATAAAAGCAATATGAAAAACCTTAATACAATAGTAGAAGATATATATAAAGAAGTGTCTAAAATTAGTCAAGGAAAAAATATAGCTGTAACAGAAGAGGACTTAGATAACTTTGCAATAGGAATGAAAGAAGCAATGCGGAACTGGCTTACTCCTAGAGAGGTAAAAAATCCTTCTTTACGCATGTCAAATATAGGTAAACCAGAAAGGCAACTCTGGTACGATATGAAACTAGATCCTAAACAAAGTGAGGTATCTCCATCCACACAGATTAAATTTTTATATGGACATCTACTTGAGGAAGTTGTTTTGTTTTTAGTTAAACTAGCAAAGCATAAAATAACAGATGAACAAAAAGAAGTAACAGTTGAAGGTATTAAAGGACATATGGATTGCAAGATAGATGGAGAAGTTATAGATATTAAGTCAGCATCTAACTTTGCTTTTAGAAAATTCAAGTACGGTACACTTCCTGATAAGGATTCTTTTGGTTACCTTGCACAATTAGCAGGATATGAAGAAGCAGAACAAACCACAGGTGGAGGATTCTTAGCTATTAATAAGGAGTCTGGTGAATTGTGTTTATTTAAACCTCAAAGTCTAGATAAACCTAATGTTATTCAAAAGATTATAAGATTAAAGAATCAATTAAAAAAGAAAACACCTCCTTCCCGATGTTACTCTCCTATATCAGAAGGTTTATCTGGTAATATGAAACTACCTAGCGAGTGTTCTTGGTGCGCTCATAAGTTTGAGTGCCATAAAGATTCTAATAATGGAAGAGGGTTAAGAGTGTTTAAATATTCTAAAGGTCTTACTTACTTAACCCAAATTAACCGATTGCCTAAGGTAGAAGAAGTTGCCTAAAAGAAAACCAAGAAAGGCTAGGCCAAAAGAGAAAGGAGTTCCTAAAGGTTACGATAGTAAATGGGAGTATGAGTTACATAAAAATATCTTAAAGAACTGGAATCATCATACATCTAAAGTACCTTATATAGTAGAGCATAACTACGAGCCTGACTTTGAAAGAGATAAAATACTTATCGAAGCAAAGGGTAGGTTTTGGGATCACTCTGAGTACAGTAAGTATCTATGGATTAGAAAAGCTTTACCTAGTACAAGAGAACTTGTATTCATATTTCAAAAGCCGTATGCCCCTATGCCTGGAGCTAAGAAAAGAAAAGATGGTACTAAAAGAACACATGCTGAATGGGCTGAATCAAATAATTTTAAATGGTTTTCTGAAGATAACTTACCAGAGGATTTTGAGTAATGTCTTTTGATAAAGCTACTTATATGAAAGAATATCGTCAAGCTAATAAAGAAGAAATAGCTGCTTTTAGAAAAGAATATTATCAAGCTAATAAAGAAAAAATAAATGCTCAGGAAAAAAAATATCGTCAAGCTAATAAAGAAGAAATAAAGGCTCAGCAAAAAAAATATCGTCAAGCTAATAAAGAAAAGACACAAGCTTATGATAGAGAATACAGAAAAATTAATAAAGAAAAAATAGCTGCTTTTAGAAAAGAATATTATCAAGCTAATAAAGAAAAAATAAATGCTCGTCATAAAGAATATCATCAAGCTAATAAAGAAAAAATAAAACTACTTCAAAAAGGAAATAGGTTAAAGAAAAAATATGGCATAACTTTAAAAGAAAGAAAGGCTATGCTAAAAAAACAAAATAATAAATGTAAAATTTGTTCTTCTAAGTTTAATGAAAATGACTTTAAAAATGTGCCTTGTATAGATCATTGTCATACAACTAATAAAATAAGAGGTTTATTGTGCCGTTCTTGTAATGTAGGACTTGGACATTTTAAAGACAATACAAACCTATTAACAAACGCTATTACTTATTTAGAGGAAGCAGTATGAATTATAAATTTGATGAAGATATAACATTACAAACACTATCTGTATATATAAAAAACACTTATAATGCACACTATGCTAAAGATAAAAAGTATCAAGCAACAGATATGATATTTGATTCAGGATATGGTGAAGGTTTTTGTCTTGGAAATATTATGAAGTATGCAATGCGTTATAAAAGAAAGGAAGAAGGATACTTATTAGATATTAAAAAACTTATTCATTATGCTATTATATTATATGGTGAAGAAATGAAAAGAATAAATAAAGAAAATAAAGGAATTTAATATGGTAGAAAAAAATATTTATAATGTAGGCTTACCTACTAACTACCAACAGTTTATACATCTTAGTAGATATGCTAGGTGGAACGAGGATAAGAAACGTAGAGAAACGTGGGATGAAACAGTAGCCCGATACTTTGATTTCTTTGAAAAACATTTAAAAGAAAAATGTAACTTAGACAAGACTGATTGGACTTCTATTAGGAAAGAGCTAGAAAATGGTGTGCTTACTCTAGACATTATGCCAAGTATGAGAGCCTTAATGTCAGCAGGTAAAGCCTTAGAACAGGATAATGTAGCTGGATTTAACTGTAGTTATGTTGCTGTTGATTCACCTAGATCTTTTGATGAAACTCTTTATATTCTTATGTGTGGAACAGGCGTAGGTTTTAGTGTTGAACGTCAGTATATTAATCAATTACCTGATCTTCCTGAAAAACTTTTTCATACTGATACAGTCATTAAAGTAGCTGATTCAAAGATAGGATGGGCTAAAGCTTATAAAGAATTTATATCTTTACTTTATGTAGGACAAATACCTCAATGGGATGTTTCTAATATACGCCCCTATGGAGCTAGACTAAAAACTTTTGGTGGTCGTGCCAGTGGGCCTGATCCTTTAGAAGAATTATTTGATTTTACTATTAATATTTTTAAAGACGCTATTAATAAAGGACATAATAAATTAGTTTCTATTGACTGCCATGATTTGATGTGTAAGGTTGCAGAAGTTGTCGTAGTAGGGGGAGTAAGACGTAGTGCTTTAATCTCTCTTAGTAACCTCTCAGATGAGCGTATGCGCAATGCTAAATCAGGTGCTTGGTGGGAAGATAATCAACAAAGAGCTTTATCTAATAACTCTGTAGCCTATACAGACTCTTCAGATATAGGGGCATTTATGCGTGAATGGCTGGCTCTATACGAGAGTCGTAGTGGTGAGCGTGGTATCTTTAATCGACAGGCAGCAGAAAAGCAAGCTGCTAAAAACGGAAGGCGCGAAGATTATAAAGACTTCGGTACTAATCCTTGTAGTGAGATCATACTACGTAACAAGCAGTTCTGTAATCTTACCGAAGTTGTTGTTAGACCTTATGATACTATGGAGAGCCTTACAAAAAAAGTAAAGGACGCAACAATTCTAGGTACATTTCAGGCAACCTTAACTAATTTTAGATACTTAACCAGTAAGTGGAAAAAGAATACTGAAGAAGAATCATTACTTGGCGTTTCTTTAACAGGTATAATGGATAATATTGATATGATAAATGGTAAGATAGATTTAGAAGCATTGAAAAATGAAGCTATATCTATTAATAAAGTATGGGCTAAGAAGCTAGGTATCCCCCAATCAGCCGCAATTACTTGCGTCAAGCCTAGTGGAACAGTTAGTCAACTGGTCGATAGTGCTTCTGGTATTCACACTAGACATAGCCCATACTACCTTCGTACAATTCGTGCTGATAAAAAAGATCCTCTAGCTAGAATGATGGTTGATGCAGGAGTTTATTATGAAGATGATATAACTAAACCTGAACATACTTATGTCTTTTACTTCCCAACTAAAAGTCCTAAAGGTGCTAAAACTAGAAATAGTTTAACAGCTATAGAACATTTAAAAATATGGAAGAACTATCAAGATAAGTGGTGTGAACATAAGCCTTCTGTAACAATTTCTGTTAAAGAATCTGAATGGTTAGAGGTAGGTGCGTGGGTGTATAAAAACTTTGATGATATTTCAGGTATCTCTTTTCTTCCGTACTCAGATCATTCCTATAAACAAGCACCTTACCAGGAAATAAGTTATAATGAATATAGGACATGGTTAACAAAAACTACAGATAAAGTTGACTGGTCTAGGATTACTGAATATGAAACTACAGACATGACCGAGAATACTAAAGAGCTTGCATGTAGTGCCGGAACATGCGAGATTATTTAATGGCAAGAAAAAAAAGAAAAGAAGCTAGGCTTTTAGGATATGAAATATTATTTAATAAACAAGGACAGTTAATTACTGAAAGAGTATCAGTTGATATTTCTGAATTAAAACAACACCTAACCAAAGAAGATTTTAATCTGCTTAAATCTACATTACAAAGCGCATCTATAGCATTAGATA